AACCACTTGATCCCGAGAGAACATATCCCCGCCGGTTAGCTGAATGGCGACGGCGGATGACGTGCTAGGCTGTTCTGCTGTTGCCGCTGTTGCGGTGCTGGTGCCCCCGCCTGCTGATGCGGACCCGCTTGCGCCGATGCTCTGGATCGCTTGAACCGCCTGCATGCCCTGCGCCAGGAAGGCCGCATAAGCAGCGATCCGGCCCGGAATGGTAACGGCCTCCGCCGCCGCCTTGGACGCGGTTTCGTATGCCGCAATCAAGGCCGCCGCCGCCGAAAGTCCGGCCTGGACCTTGAGCATTTTTTCCCCGCCCGCCTCGGCAACACCGGCCAATTCGGAGAACATGCTGGACAACTCACCGAGGCGCGCCGACCGCTCTGCCCGCGCCAGCCTCGCCATGTCCTCAACGTGCTTCTGCTCATTGTCCAGCTTCAGCCTGTTGTATTCCTCTTGCGTCAGAAGTTCGGCCTGTAGCGCCTCGTCCAAGAGCGCTTGCCTGTTTTCATACTCAATGATCTGGGCTTCGGTCTCGGATAGCCGGAACTCTTCCAGCAGGACTGAAGCCTCTGCCAGGCTCTGACGAAGATCGGCCAGCGGATCGCCGGAAGACCCGCCCGTGGTATCGTCCGTCAAAGGCATGTCCGCCGGAGGCACGGACACGGGGGCAGTCACCCCGGGGATAGATGGGACGTTATCCTCGCCAAGATTATAGACTGTATCAGTATCGGGATCATAAGTCATTGTGCCCGTCCGGGACGGGTCTCCTTCACCGGGACGGCGCGCGACATCCTCTTGCAGCCGCGCGGCTTCTTCAGGACTAAGTTCGGCAACTTGCTCATTGATGTTCAGGCCGATAAAGCTCTGAGCCATCTTGTCATATTTTTGCAGAACCGTAATAAGCCCAGAGACAGCTGGAATAACCGTCCCCGATATGAACTCCACCAGCGCCAACAGCTCGTCCTTGTTCTCCAATACGGCGGCTGTCAGTTGCTTCTTTATTGTGTCGCTCAATTCCCCCATCTCGCGACCGAGATCGCGCGCGCCGTCAATTGCGTCTTGATCGAGAATGCGCCCCGAACGCAGCGCCTCATCGCCCAAGTCCTTCATCGCCCTGCCGTTGTCTTGCAGCAGGGGCAGTAGCGCCGTAGCGTCGTTTGCAATGGCCTCCATGTAAAACGTCATCTCGGATTGCGACAGGTTCGCCGCTTCCAGGCTGTTGACATAAAGCTGCAATGCCTCCGGGCCGGACAGGCGCGCGAATTGATCCGCAGTCACTCCCACCTTCGGCGCGATGTTCTCAAAGAAGTCCGCCATCGGACCGCCGCCCGTTTGCAGGAAGTCACCGACCTTATCGTTAACGTCCTTGATAACGTCCGCGACCTTATCAATTTCAAAGCCCGCAGTCTTCGCCCCAGCCGCAAATAGCTGAAGCTCTTCAGCACTCACGCCCGCCATATCCGCCAAGCGACCGATCTCCGCCGCCGATCTGGTCATATTCGCGATGGCCTGCACGCTAAACGCCGCAGTCAGTATCGGGGCAAGCCTCTTTGCCGCCGCGCCCAATGTGTCGAAATGTCTGCTAGTCCGGCCCAAGTCAGACCTTGACCTGCGCTCAAAATCCTGAATGCGGCGCTGCGCCCGTTCCAGCTCTCGACGCAAATCTGCGGTCTGCGCCGAAAGAATGATGTTTAGCTGTTCAGCATTGATCGCCATCGACGCGCCTCACAAGGTCTCGGTATTCCTCAGCAGTCATAGCGTCAGCCCCCGGACCCTTTCCTTGATGCACCTTAGCCCATCTGCCGAATATATCCCATGCATCTCTTGGAACCATATCACGCATTGCGTCAGGCTGAATTCCAATCATCAAACCGCTAACGACCATACTGCGCACGTCTAGTCTTCTGGCGGGCTTCCCTCGGGCTTTTTTTTTGACGTTTGCGCCTGCGCCTCATCGACCGCATCAGGCATGAACGCAACGCCCACCACGGCCTGAGCTATGGCATACATCCTGTTTAGATCGGCAGGCGTGCATCGCGACATAACCGCGTCCGCCTCGTGATCCTTCATCCCGCCGCCCACCAGAGCCAGCGCCAGAATATCCCGAACCTCCCGGCTATGCGGCCTGGTGCCCCTACCGAAGAGACCGTCGAAAAGATCGAAGATACCTCGGTGCTTGTCCTCGAAGCGCTCGATCTCACGATTGCGCAAGAGGAACACATGGGAGGCGTCACCGAGATATTCGACGACACCTCCCCTTGGGGCTTCAGCCGTGATAGCCATTAGGCCGCCGTGAACGTGACAGCGCCGGTGCTGGACAGCGACAGCGAGTAGGTGACGCCGCCCTCAGTCTCGCCACCAAACTCTGCGCTATCGATGCGGAATGCTCCGGCATATGTCCCGAAGTCAGGCACGACAATTTCAAAATTGGCCTGATTGTCCGCCTGCATAAGCACGGTATTCATTCGAGCCTCGGCAGTGCTGTCCTCGAAAAAACCGTCGCCGCTCACGGAGACGTTCTTGACGCCCGCAAGGGTCTCGGTCCAGTGCGCCCCGCCAGGCGAATTGCAATCCGCCGTCGTCACATCAATCGACGAATTGTTCACAGTCAGGGTCTTTGAATTCAGCCCGCAAAGATTGGAAAATACTTCCGGATCTGATCCATCCCCGATCTTAACGAGCAGGGCGCGTCCAAGTTGTTTAGCCATGATCGGCCTCCATCATATGCGCTTGCCCACGGCGCGGGGAGTTAGGCATTCGCTTCAAGCATCGCCTGAAGAACCACGACCGCCGTATGCCCGCGCCCTTCCGGATCGCGCTGCACGGCGTAATTCTCAAAGATCATCTCGACCAGATTGTGACCCGATACGGTGATCGCCGCCTCTTGACGGTGCAAGGCCGCCTGTATCGCCTCGGCCATCCGCGCCGCTTCCACGCGTCCTGATGCGCTGCGAGAATGGCATTCAAAGCTGACAGTCACCAAAGCGCCCTCCGTGGTATCGGTGTCAAACGCTTGGGTCTCAATCGCCAGGAACCGGATATACGGGAACACAACGTCCTGCGGAGGCTCATCGTAAATCCGCGCGGAAACAATAGCAGACACGCCCGCGTTCGCGGCAAGAGCCGCCCGCAAGCCCTTCTGCAAAGCCAGCGCGAAACGATCAGCCATTCATGGCCTCCTTGATCGCCTTTTTCAGCTGGCGACTAACGGCCCGCGCGTGTCGCTGCTTTACAAACAACATAACGGTTGCGCGGGTCTCGAAGCCGTAGCGCATGTTGCCCCAGCCATAGTTGATGGAATTGGCCGCCAAGCCGTCGCTGTCCTCGCCGCCATAGAAGTTGATGAACCCGAGAATGTCACCATTCGACGAATTGACTTGGACGTTGCCGCTAATCCCGGACTTGAATTCGCCGGTCACATCCGGAGCAACAGCGCGGGCCTTGGTGACGCCATACCGCACTGTCCGCTCGACTGACCTCTTGAGCGCGTCATGCGCTTGATCCGGGAGGTCATCCAGCTGGCGAAACAGGCGCTGCACTCCTTCAATCCTCATGCCGCCACCCCGCGCTCCAGCCGGAACTCAAGAACCGTGTTCTTGCGGTCGATCTGCACAAGCCCTTTGATTGCCCAAGTGACGCCGCGAACGATCACGCGATCTGCGGTAGTGATGCCTTGCGTCGTGCTGTCGCTGCGAACGCGCAAGGTCGCAAGCCCGGCGTTTGCGATAGCGCCGCCCTCGATAGCTTCCTTGCCCGTGGTCTCGCGCATGTCCGCCCAGCGCGTCACCAAAGACGCCCATCCGGTGTAGACGTTGCCGTAATCGTCAACCGAGCCTTCGGACAGCCGCTGGAATTCGGCACGCTCGCGATATTGACCGGCCTTAACCATACCAGCACCGCCTATGCATATCGATCAGCATATCAAAGCCATAGGGGATATTGCTGAGTTCATCGATTGCCGTATTTTCGCGGTTGTCATACCAATGTCCGACCAGGAGCATTAGGGCATGCCGGATCGTGTCCGGAATGTCCGTCGTCGCCTCGCCATAGCCAATGGTGTATTCGATGCGGATGGCGTCCGCCCGATCCTGCGTCACCGGCCAGGTGAAGCCCTCAGCAGGCCCAACGTATGAGGCGAAGGACGTCCCCGTAACCTCGTAGTTGCCTAGCGTATCGGTCTGGAGATCGCCGTCCGTGTCATAGTATTTGACCGCGTTAACCTGAATGACCGGCCCTAGGGTCAGCTTGACCGACTGGGGCGGGGTGCTGCTCACCCACTGCCCCCACTTCTGCGAGATCATCGCGTGGCCCAGAGCGCCCGTTACGTCCGTGTAAGCGACCGCCACCGCGACAAGGCGCGTCAGCAATGCATCGTCGTCGGTATGCTCGACACGAAGCTGCGCCTTCACCTCCGCCAAGGTGATGGGCGTCGTCGCAGGCGCGTCGATCAATTCCAGCGCATCGTGACAGGCCAGCGGCTTAACCATTGGTTACTCTTCTTTCACCGCGCGCCGAACAGTGCGCTTGACGGCTGCGCTCTCTACCCTTGACTTCTCGACCGGCTCGGCAATGCCCGCCTCGATGAAGCGAATGGCTTCAGCCTCATTGCAATCAATCACGTCGCCCGCGTTATGCGAGAAATTGATGCCAGCCATTGAGCTTAGCAGTTTAACTTGGGGCATGGTCGCCTCCTTCAGATGGAGAAGCAGGGCGACACGCGCCGCCCTGCCTTAAGTCAGACCTTACGAGGCCGCAGTGATCAGGTGCTTGATCGCTGCGGTGTTGGTCAGAACACCGTCGAAGCGGATGTAGCCCAGAATGCCGAAGTCCGGGGCGAAACGCTCGCGCGCCACGTAGAGCGAGGGAGCGCCGACCTTGCGGACGTAGAACTTCGACATGTCACCGAAGAGGATGACCTTCTTCGCTGCGGCCAGCGAATCCATCGCCTGGTTCACTACCACGTTGTAGCCCAGCAGGTTCTGCGGGATGCCGGCCTGATAGTTGCCCATCTGCCAGAGGTAGTTCCCGTTGCCATCCTTCAGCTTGCGAACGGCAGCGAGGGTGCTGTCGTTCATCATGATGGCGGTCGAAGGCGCGGTCCGGTAAGCCGGATCGACCGAATGGATCAGGTCGATGATCTCGTCGGCAGTCACAGCGGCAGTCGCTGCTGCGGTCTTACCCGCTGCCGAGTTGGTCACGATGCCCTCAACGTCCGAAGACCCCGAACCCGTGGTCAGCTTGGAGTTCGCGATGCGACCGAGGCGCTCACCGATCAGCTCGCCCAGCAAGCTCTCCATGTTGAGCACGCTGTCCGCGTTGAGTTCTGCCGACCAGCGGATCCACTCGCTGTCGAACGCAAACGCGCCGAGCGACTTCTGGGCGAAGGTCACATCCGATCCACCGTCATCGGTCGGCTGAGTGCCTTCGGTATGGGCGACGGCAACCGAGGCGGTGTCGTCAACGGTCGGAATGTTGAACGTGTTGCCCGCAGCGGTGTTGATGACCGTGAAATACTGGTCCCCATACATGGGGCCAGTCGCGATCATCGCCTTCTCGATGAAAGTCGCCAGCTCGGTCGGGACCGTGAAGCCGCCTGCCGAATTGGTGCCGCCAGTCTGCACGCGATATTCCTTCAGGACATTGCGCACTTCCTGGTCAACATAGCCTTCGCCGCCCGCCGCGATCATCTGAGCGAACGCCGCCCGATAATCAATCTTCGGGCCTTCATCGACCGCACGAGCCGATCCAATCTCACCGACCGGACGGCGCGACAGGTCAACGCTTTCCGCCGCACGCATGGCAGCTTCGGCGCGCTCCAGGCGCTCGACCTTCGCGGCCAGCTTGTCATGCTCGGCCATCATCGCGTCAAACTCGCGCTCGATCTCAGCAGCGCGGTCCTCCGGCGTCTTGTCTGTCACTTCCGACAGCTTGGAGCGGGCCTCGGTGGCGATATTCGCCATCTTCTCCCGCAGGTCTTTAACTTCAGCCATGCAGGCCTCCATCTAGGGGAACTGGTCTGTCTCACGACGATCAGCCCGAGTGCTTGCCCAAGGCACGGGGAAAGGCGAACAGCGGGAGACCGCTGCTATCCGGTTAGCCTAGCCTTCATGCGCATTCGGCGCGCGGCTTGGCCGGTGCTTTGTTCCTTGCGATGTTTCTCCAGCGCCCGAAGGCCGATCTCAGTCCCGTCATAAGCGGGGGTAGTGACAATCGCCACGTCATAGAGTTGCAGGTCTTCAATCATCCGCTTCGGCATATCGCCGCTCTCATCCCACGTCTGGCGCGTCGGAATGAACGCAAAGGACATCTTATCCAAGTCGCCGCGTTTCATCTTCGGAACGATAGCGCGCACGTCCGGATCAGACGGGTCCAGCTCGCTCTCGATGTAGAGACCGCGATCATCCTGCGTCAGCTTCAATGTTCCGGATCGAGTGCGCGCAAGCGGAAGTCCATCATGATTGACCAGCAGAACAACGTCGTCGCCGCGATCAAGCGCCGATGTAAAAGCGCCCGGCGCAATCGTCTCGGTAAAGTAACCGCCGATATTGGTTTCTTGATTAAAGACCGCAGCATAACCCGCCACGCGGATAGGCCCGTTGTCTTCTTGCCGCAACTCGACCGGCTCATTTAGAGCGCGGATTTCAGCCTGAGCCATCTTCGGAGCCTCCAATGCATGTTGCGAACATACCACGAAAGCGCGGTCTTCGTCTATGGGCGCCGCAGGCTCAAACAATATCGGCTCAAAGTCGTTAGCATCAAGCCATTCGCGCGCCTGTTCTTCTGTGAAGAAGTCTATCTTGAACCGGATCGATTGAACCTGAGCCTCGCCGTCCTTGATCCCGTAGACAAAATCAACGCCCTGTCCGCCTTCGTTATTCACGCGACGGAAACTGTCGAACTGGTCAGGCTCTCGGATGCGCGCCGCGTGCTCACCTTCATAGGGACGGGTCTCTGCTCGGTCCTCGTCATCCTCAGAAACGATCCGCGCCGCCCACGACTGGCCTGCGTCAC